ATGTGCGAATCTCGTTCGGCTCCGAGTAGTAAATCGTGTGGGAATCTCCCGCCGAGTCCGTCGCCGTTCCCGACGAGCTTCCGAACGTCTGAGTCCCCGCAGGCTTCGCCGCCCAAATCGCGTCGACCACGTCTTGTGCGTCGAACGCTGGCGCATCTTCCGAGTAAACAAGGCACTCGATAGAGTAGGGAGGGAGCCCGTTCGCGTCCGTGGTATCGGTGACGTTCTCGAAGACTTGTGCCGCGTCCACGCCGACCACGTCGAGGAGGTCCGCGCGAATCGCTTCGACGGTAGCAGAGCCGGGGCGTGCGAGTTCAGCCTCGCGGCGCGTGCGGAGGTCCGCGTCCGTCTCTTCGTCCTGCCCGAGAACGGAGTCGTCGAAGGCGACAGCTTCTACGGCAGTGATACCGGACGGCGGGTTGGGCATCACAAGGTTCTCACCTTCAGACGCGAGGATGTAATACTCCGAGCCGGGGGTCACGGCTTCCGTCAAGATGTCGACGTAGGTTCCCGAGACGGTGCCTTCGGCGACGGTGCGGAAAAGAGACGTATCGGGGCGCCCCTCGACGTAGTATTCGGTTCCCTCGGGAACAACGGTTCCGTTTGGACCGAAGAACCGCGCCTCCGAGGTTCCGCGCGTCGCAGGCTCGCGAATCGTTCCGGTGATGGCTGCGATGTAGCTTAGTGACTGTCCGCTCGCGGTATCAGGAAACCCACTCTGCCAAACTGCTTCGAGGAGTTCCCACAGGTCGAGGAGCGCCGCCGCGTAGACGGCGTTCAGTTGTCCGATGAGGGAGTCTGCCTCGGTGTTTAGTCCGGGGTCGATGTTCGCAAGCTGGTCCGCGACGATTGCCGCGAGCAGTGATTCGATTGTCTCGATTGTGATTCCGGTTTCAGTAAGTCCAGCCATTGTCAGAGTTCCAGAATAAAGGGGGCGAAGACAAGCTCCTCGTCGGTGTCCATCGTCGCGACGAAAGCGAGGTTCAGGGTTCGGGTTTCGCCGTCGATGCTAAGTTCGAGGCTATCGACGGAGGCGATGCGCGGGGTCGAGAGAATCGCTTGAGTAAAGATAGAGCGGAGAAGTTGTAGGTTCGGATTCTTGATGAAGACTTCGCGGTAGTACGGGATACCCTGAAGCTCGTCGAGGAAGAACTCCCCGAGGAAGAACTTCAGCCGAAGGCGAAGCTGCTGTTCGATTGCCTCTTCGCCGGTGACGAGCACAAGCTCCCCGTTCCGCACGGTGAGAGTCGGCTGCTGTCCGGTGAAGGTGAGGGAGATGTCACTCATGTTATTCGGCTTTCAAGGTGGTCGCGTCGACGTCTGCTCGCGTGTATGCGGCGGTGTTCAGAGTCGTAGTAGCTGTCCCGGCGCCTGGTCCGGTGTACGTGTGCTCGTGCCCCTCAAGCTGCGTCTTTATCTTCGACAGTTCCGAGTTGACCAGGTTCGCGAGCGCAACAAACTCCGGAGTTCCTCCCGCGGAGATGGTTACGACCGTGTCGTCGTCCGAGGCGTCGAGCGCGTCCGCGTCCGTGTAGAGGTTCACGGGGAAGAACAGGGACCCACTCATTCGGAACTTCCGCATATCTCCGGGGTCAGAGAGCCCCGCACCTTTGCGGAAGTTGTCGAGGGAGTATTTCGTCACTACGACGAGCCCAGTGTTTCCCGCCGCGATGGGTAGCGCCATTCGGAAGTTACCCGCCCGCGGGAACATTACGAGGACGTTCTCGACGTAGAGGTCCTCTTCGGCGTCGTATGGTTCGGTGATGCGCTCGTTATCGGGTCCGCGCCACGTCTCCAGAAATAGAGGCTTCACCGTCGCGGTCGAGGTCGTGGAGTCGTAGGACACAACTTCCGCGGGGTACGAGGTTTGCATCTGGCGAAGCCGCTGGTCGATGAGGTCGTTGATTAGCGCTTCGAGCGTCGGGGTCGCCATTAGAAGAGTTCCTTCGCCTCGATGTCGATGGAGAAGTCCTCTCCGAAGACACTCCCCGTGTACGTGGCGCGCTGCACTTTGAAGCGCCCCGTTACGAACTCGCTCGACACGTCGATGCGCGAGCCCGGAAACACGTTCGGAAGGAGGAGCGTTCTACACGTCATCACTCCCTCGTTATCTATTGTCGGGGAGCCGATAAGCCCCGTCGAGGAATCTACAACGGTGACGGGAATCCCGCCCTTTACGTCCCCGAAGGGAATAAACTGCGCCTCTCCCCCCTGAACCGAGAAGTCGATTCCCCTCGACGCGCAAAGCTCCGCAAGCTCGTCGATGGCGTACCCGCGAACGTGCATCCCTGCGACGGTCGCGTCCGCGAGCCCGTTCGTCTCCGCAACGTCAAGCGCCTCGTTCAGATTCCCCTCGCCGATTTCAGCGATGTCGATGAGGTACTCGAAGATGGTCCGGAGCCCGGTGTTCTTCGGGAACCACTTCCGCGCCCAGTTCTTCCCGCCCTTCTCCCCGTCGCCCGCTTCGAGTTCCGTCGCGATGTCTGCGCCGTCTCGTCGATGGCGAACCGAACGAAGGTCCCCCTTGAACAAGGCATGCAAGTCTTCGCCATACCCCGCGGAGAGCGTGAGGACGATTCTATCGGGGGCTTCGAGCTTCGAGCGCGTCTCCTCGGAGAGGTTATAGACGGTCGCCCGCAGCGTCGAGGGCTCCTTCTCAAGTGTCCGAGTGATTTCGAACTCGACTTGAAGCCGTTCGATGGTCGTCGTCGTCGAGCGGTCGAGGTTCTCCGCTCGGAGGCGAACGCTACGTCGGAAGAGTTGCATCTTTACTCGCTCTCTTCGTAGATGAGGAACACGTCTTCGATGGTTTCGAGTGTGGGGTCGTCCTGCCCGGCGACGAATAGGACGCCGGGGGGGACGTGCGGAAGGGTGTTGGGTACTGTTCGGAGGAGGTCGACGCCAAGTCCGAGGATGGCGCCGTCGAGGATACGGGTCCCGTCGGTGTTGATTATGCTAAGGGACCATCTGTCCGTGCGAGAGTTCCAGTTGAACTCGAAGACGTAGGACTGCCCTTCGAGTTGCGTCGTCTGCACAAGATGTGGGTCGTTACGAGTGGGGAGCGGGAGCGAGAGGGACGCCATGTTAGTAATACTCCGCGTTCAGCCGTTCAGCTTCCGCTTGCGAGTCTGTCGCCTTCCCGTTGCGATTCCCTGCATCACTCTTCTTCTTATGCTTCGCCTCTGTCGGCTGCGAAGTCTTCGCGGTCGTCGTGTCGGCGAACTGTATCTGAACGAGGTCGATAGAGAAGAACAGGGTCGAGCCCGACTCCGCGTCCCGCGGGGTTCGGACGTTCACGATAACCATGTTTTTATACTCGACGTCACCGAAGAGGAGAACGTCGACAAGCTGTCCCGTCTCCATGAGGGAGTCGAGCGCCTTGAACACGTCGATAGTCCGAGTGACCTCGCCGTCGAACTGGAGAACGCTCGCTGTCCGTTGCTTCGGAAAGCGGGAGGCGTTCGCAGTGATGAACCGCGCCCCTGCGATACCTGTCACGGGAGCCCGATTCGTCTTGAGGTCGAGCGCCTTCGGAGCGACAGCGCCGACGGGAATCGGCGTCTCGCTGACCTTCCCCTCGATTGGGGTGAAGGGGCGGGAGGGAGTGTCCGAGACTTGGACCTCCAAGGTAATCGCCCGCGGCTGCGGCTGGTAATGGTCCGTTAGGACAGCCCCGTTCTCGACTGGGAACCGAGTTACCTCCGCGGAGCGCGTGAACTCTTCGAGGAGCGTCGCGTCGAACTCCAAATACTTTACGGGTCCGTACTCTTCGCCCTTCGCGTTTCGCTTTCGCCAAGTCAGGAGAGCCATTATCGCCTCTTACCGCGCATCTGCGCCTCGTTCCGCCTTCGGACGTCTGTCTGGAGTTGCTCCGCCGTCTTGCCCTCGACGGTGATGTTATTCTGAATCACGGTGCTCGACCCTGTCCCGCTCGCGATGGCGGCGGGGACGGGCGCGGGGGCTGCGGCGCGTTCGGCGAACGACGCGTCGCTCCCGAAACCGAGCTTGCTGAGGATGCCTCCGCCAAAGTTCCGAAGCGCGTCCATCTTCCCGAACACGTACTCAAGCGCGTCCCCGAGTTCCTTCGCGTAGGTCACGGCGACGGTGATAGCGGCAGTGACCCCCGCGACGGCGGCTGCAACGGCTCCGAAGACGGCTGCCCCGGCTGCGAGAGCGGGTCCCGCTAGGATGGCACCTATCGCGAGCAACGCCGCCGCAGCGCCCGCCATGAGAGCTACAAGCGTGATAAGCGCTCCTTTGAGGATGGGGACAAGATACCCCGACTCCTTTAGCCAAAGGACGAACTTCTGCGCGCCCTCGTACCATTCGAGGAGCACGGGTCCGAACGCGCGGAAGACTTCGTCCTTCAACCCGCGTTTTATCTGGTCGAGGTTCTTCCAAACGTCGTCGAGGGTGTTCGCAAGCTCCGCGCCCTCTTCGGTGAAGCCTCCGAACGCGCGGCGTTGTGCGATGAGGTCCGCGAACTCCTCGCGGTTCGCGACGAACACGTTCAGGAGCCCCTTCGCCCCCCGTCCCGCGATGA